GAAAGTGTATTGTCTAACCCCTTACGCTAATGGGATTACTAAAAATTAACAAAGAGAATCTTGTAGATCCTAAAGTAAAGACTACTCCTGAAAATGTAGAAGAAGCAAATCAAGCACTATATCGTGCTAGACTAAACCTACCTGCTGCTGCAAAACACTGTGGTATGACTGAGAAGGAAATGAAACTAACCTTCTTTGAATATTTGAAGTATCATCCTAAAGATTATGAAATCACTGAAGACGCCCCTCAGGTATCCGGGGGGTAAATCCCGCGCCTGTACTAAGATGGATTCATACTTTCCTGATCTTAGGGAGTATGATGAATTCCGTGAACCGTTTTTGGGCGGTGGTAGCGTAGCAATTCATATTACCAAGAAGTATCCCAATCTAAAGATTTGGGTTAATGACTTATATGAACCTTTGGTGAACTTCTGGCAACAACTCCAGATGTTTGGACCTGAGATGAGAAACAAACTCGTGGAGTTGAAGTCCCGTTATCCAGATCAAGGTTCTGCAAGAGGACTATTTTTAGAATCAAAAGAGTATTTAAACGATGAAAACAACACTGATCATTTCTGGCGTGCTATCGCTTTTTACGTTGTCAACAAATGTTCCTTCTCAGGTCTTACTGAGTCATCATCATTCAGCAGACAAGCAAGTGATTCCAACTTCTCAATGCGAGGAATCGACAAACTGCCCGCCTACGCTGAACTGATAGCACATTGGAGAATTTCCAATTATTCTTATGATTATCTACTTGATGAAGGTTCAGAACAGAATGCTTTTGTGTACTTAGATCCTCCTTATGATATTAAGGATAATCTCTATGGACACAAAGGTTCAATGCACAAGAGATTCAATCATGACAAGTTTGCTGAGGATTGTTCTAATTGTGGGTTGCATCAATTAGTAAGTTATAATTCCGATCAGTTAGTGAAGGATAGATTTAAGGATTGGAATGCCGCTGAGTTTGATTTAACTTATACAATGCGCTCAGTTGGTGAGTATATGAGAGAACAACAAAAACGTAAAGAACTACTGCTTTTTAATTATGGAATTGAAGGATTGGTTGAACAGTATCAATCAGACGAAAGAGAATCTGATTGAAGAAGATTCTTCACTTGAGAAAGAATATCCTCCTTATATTATCAACCGTTGTTTCTCTGGACATCTTGATGCCATCATGTTTGCAAATGAAATGAATCAACATCATTTCCTTCCTAAGAAGTTGCAATATGATTTTTATCTAAATAGTCTGAGGAAAAAGAAGAGATTTTCTCCCTGGCTCCGACAAGATAAAGTCAAAGATCTTGATTATGTCAAACGATACTATGGTTATAGTAATGAAAAGGCAAAGCAAGCTTTGAAGATTCTCACAGAAGAACAACTTAATTTTATTAAATCGAAATTTGAAACTGGAGGAAAAAAATGAGCGTTGTTAAGGAACCCGAAGTAAAGTGGTCGCCTGAACAAATGGTTGAGGTCGCTCTTAGTGAACCAGATGACTTTTTGAAAGTGCGTGAAACTTTGACTCGTATCGGAGTGGCATCACGGAAAGAAAAGAAAATCTATCAGTCCTGTCACATTTTGCATAAGCAGGGTAGATACTATCTTGTTCACTTTAAAGAATTGTTTGCACTGGATGGTAAACATGCAAACCTGACTATCAATGATGTTCAGCGTCGCAATCGCATCGCTCAACTCCTTGCTGACTGGGGATTAATTGAGATTATTGATGCCACTAAGATTCAAGACATTGCACCATTGAATCAGATTAAAGTTCTGGCATATAAAGACAAGCAAGATTGGATTTTGGAAACAAAATATAATATTGGTTCTAAGAAAAAGAAGGTTCAAGAAACTGAATAAATATAAGGAGGTAAAGATGCCTCCTTTTTTGTTGCATGAGCATATTTTCGAACGTAAAGAAATATAGAAAACCACTGACGGATATTGATGGCAAAATCCGTCAGTTGGAAGAGAGAATGACGGTTGCTGGTTTTTATAACCAGTTAGATGATCCTGGTCAACCAGAGATACAGGGAGAACCCACTGACGAGTATCTGGGAGATCTTGCAGATCTTGATAATTTTGAGGTTCCAGATCAGACTGGAAGTAGTCCAGATATGAGTCAATTGACTGCAACAGATGCTAATGGAAATGTTACAAACCTTTTGTCGGTTCCAGCAGGTGCAGAAAATAGTGGTGGAGTTGGTGTAATCAGATATGGTAGTTTCGGTGCAGGCGGCGGCGCAGTATATGCGGTATTACAATCAAATAACAGAGAAGGTTCTAGTTGGATTACTGGTAGTGTTTTTGAAAATGGCGGTGATCCAGCGGTTGGTGATTGGGTAGAAGCAAACTTTAATAAATGGACGGCGGTGCAATGGCATTTTTATAGAAATCCTGGACTAGCAGATGCTGCTTTTACTCCAATTGCTAGAAATGTTGGACCTGGTGGTAATTTTACACTTTGGGGTTGTAGTTTACTTGTAATTAAGAATCCAAACTTTGTAAATCAAAAATATATTGCACCATCATTCACTAGATTTGGTATGGGTGATCCCAGTTATTATGGGGGACCGTATCTTCGATATAGAGGCAGCGGTGGCGGCGGTGGCGGCCGCCGCATCAAAGGTCGTCTTGGTGGACTTAGCAATGCTGCTCGTGGTATGGGCGGTTTTGTTGGGGGATTTACAGGAAAGAACTTTAGAAAATTCTTAAGAAACGCTGCTAAGGCAGGTATCCCTGTTGGTGATATCAATCAAGCGACAAGAATTTTCATGGGACATCCACCTGCTCCCCCTAAGCGTGATAGACCACCACAATTAGATATCCCAAGACAAGTTTCTCCAGTCCCACCAGATCTTCCAGGATATGACGATGCTCCTGTGGACATGCCACAGATTGAACCAGATCCTAAACCAACTCCAACACCAACTCCACTTCCAACACTTCCAACACCTAAACCAACTCCAACACCAACGCCTAAACCCACACCGACTCCTACACCTCCTAGGAGATCTCCTGGGCGAGGAGCAACTTACACTCCATCACCAGATGATCTTACAAATATAGGCGCAAAAACTCCACCTCCACCAAAAGGATATGGTGATAGAGGGAAGTTCTTTGATGATTACTATACAGGAACTTTTGAATCGACTGGTAATGATTATGTTGATAAGGCATTCAGTAGAACAAAAATTCCGACATCGGGATCAGAGACGGTGCAGAGGAGCTACAAGGGCCTTGTAATTAGACTGGCAGAACAATTAACCAAAGCAGAAGAACTTCTTAAAAGCTATAGAAATATGATTCCACCTTCGGGAGATTCTTTTGCTGCGAGGATGGCAAGAGCACACCTTGAAAGAGAAACATCTAATAGGCAAGCAGAAGTATTTGAGTTGCAGAGAAGAATTATACAAACACAAGGAGAAGTTAATCAATTATACTTAAATGCAAAGAATGATTTTGAGCAGGGTGGTAGTGTTATTGATTATGTTGATACTTATAAGGATAGTCATCCAGCAGAAACTGATAAGGTAGTAGAAAAAGCAGTTAATGATAACTTTGATAAAGCACAGAAGGAATTTTCTTCTAACAAAGAAGCAATTCTCAAAGAGTTGATGAAAGATCCTCTGTTTAGAGTTGGAAAAAATCTTGCAGAATATTCTGCTCCAACAACCGCTAAACTTTTTCTTGATTTCCTTACCGGAGACTTACCTCCCACTATTGATAATGCTTATCTTGGTAATGATTATGTAAATAAAGTTTTGGAGAAAGGAATACTTTCTGATGACGCTCAGTTTAAAATGCCTTTTGGTGATTTTATTATTGCCACAGGACAACCAATAACTCCTGATGATTACAATCCATTAACTGATGAGGTTTCTGTAAGATTTAACTACAATTTCCAAGACACCAAAACTGTTATGTCTGGTGCTCAAGGAACCGCTATGGAAACATTTTATAACGCTCTTAGTCCTATAGCTTCGGCATTCAGTGGTGGTGAAAAGTATAAGTTTGACTCACTTCCCGTTCCTCTTGCTAGTAAGTATATTGAAAAGGCAGAGAAACTTGGAGGAGCAAAGGGAAGACCTGGTGAGGTAAAGTTGAAGCTTAGTGATATTAAAAAGAGTAATCCGAAATTTTACAATCAACTTATCAATAAAGGTGTTGTTGATAGAGCTAGAGTAGTAGAATCTTACCTGCAAGAATCAATAGAGTTTGAACAACAGACTGGCGTACCTGTCGATCATGTTGCTAATGTGATGGATGGTATTGCTGATGCCGTTGACGTTTTGGGAAATTGTATCGATAGTCTCATTCTGACACGCAACACATGGATTCGTAAATCTAATAATAAAAGATATGAAATTCCAAAGGGAGAGGAAGGTTCTCAAGAAAAACCATTAGAGATAACTTTCTCTGATAGCACCAACGAATATCTTCTCACAAATCAATTCACTGGTGAACCATATAATCCAGAACAGGATGGTAGATTATCCGATTTCTTGGTTAAGAATGCAACCACACATATAGATCATGGTGGCAATGTTGCCGCCAAGTGTGTGATGGATAATTTCATTCAAACTCCCGAAGTGTTAATTGACGACAGTGAAAATATTGTTATGTTGGGAAAAATTTACTTATTCAATTCTAAGCAGGGAATCGAATACTCCATCATGACTCAGGTTCTAAGTGCTATCACTGGAATAACCGAGACTCTAGGATTTAGTATTGATGGATTTAGTGAGGAGTGGAACAATCTTTATCAAAAAGATATAGAAGATGCTTTTTCTGGATTGAACGATGTAGATAAAGAGATGCCAGTTCTTAATGTGGTTATGAAAATACCATTCGATCAGGCACATCTTTACACAAAGAACAGTTATTTGAGAAGTCCAGAGAATGTTAAAGAGAGTATGATGAGTAAGTGGAAAAGAAGAACAAATCCAGAAAACCGTCTCTATCAAGGTGAATATGAGTTTTTCTTGAATGCATTATCTTCTTTACCATCGGTTGCAAAAACTTACATACAAGTTGAACTTAAGATGCAACTTGAGCAACTGCTATTACCTCCGAATGAACGCTTAGATCCTAAGATGGTTAAGGTTCAATCGATGCTTAATGCGAACCAAGTTTATATTGACAATACTTTTGTAGAGAATGAAAAACTATTCAAGAAAGTAAATAAATCCATTAGGAAGAATATTGAACTTACAGATCCTAAGAGTTTTAAAGTTACTCCACCACCGATGAGACATGTAGACATTGATGAACCAGAGATTAAGCATAAGTCAATTAAAAAATATATGAAAAAGTATGAGAAGAAACGTCCAAACTATTTGAAGAAGAGAGTAGAGGAAACTGAATAAAACTGGGGGCTTGACGCCCCCTTTTTTATGCCTTATAATATGAACAAGTCAGACAAGCGTGAGCGACATCTGATCCAGTAGAGAATATTCTCTACGCAAAGCAAACTGCTACTTAATTATGTCTAATTTTCGTAAACTGCCGACAGCATCTTCTTGTCCTGATGATGATTGGTTTAAGGATCTTTCTCTTCCTGAGGGACGGACCTTTGTATGCATTGGTCGTGAAAAGATCAAACTTGATCAAATTGAACGAACTAATGCAGAGGGACAAGTCGTAAACATTGCGCGTGAGCTTGGAACGAACAAAGAGAACGTCCAAGACTTAGCCAATAACATTAAGATCAACGGTGTTCTTCTTGATGCTCAACCTCCATTTGTGGGAACTAATTTTCAACTCTTTGATGGATTTACTCGCATTGAGGCAATCATCGGTATGGGTTTGGAGTATTGGGTATTCAACGTCGTAAAACCTAAGGAGGGTTTTACTTGGAGTGATGTGTGGGATGAGATTGGTCTTGGTGCCAACAACCACCCACCCAGTAAGTCTGCCACTCGTGGAGATTTTAGCAAAGCACTTGCACGTTGGGTTGCTACTCAAGAGCAAGAACCTACTCAGGGACAATGTGTTGATTGGATCAACAACATTCCACATTCTTTTTCACAAGAGATTGTAACCAACATTGCTGAAAAGGTGTTGAAGACTCAACGTGCTACTAATACAGTTGAATCTGTTGATAGTAAAGGTGTCGTTTCAAAGGTTCGCCAGGAAATGAATACACTTACTAATCGTGTAGATATCATTCCTTTTAATGTAAGTGGTAATTCCACATATTTCAAGAGAGCTGCTTTTGATGTTCTTGAATCAATTTCAAATCCTAAAAAGGATATGAGGATTGGTGTTGGATACACCAAAGACATCCCTGCAGAAGAGATGAATGCGGTTCGTGAGGAAGGTTTGAAGAAAATTGAAGATATCAATGATTTGTTTGAGGCGGCATTTCAAGTTCGTATGAAAAGGGGTGCTAATTTTAAACTGCTTGATATCAGTTATATGATGCCTCAAATTATTGACGTTGAGACATCTTTGATTCCTGTTGAACGTGATCATACTATTACCACCAAGTCTGGTAAAGCACGGATGGTAACCGAATAAAAATGAGCGGGGTTTACTACCCCGTTTTTTTATGATTTGTGCTATAAATATAGTTGATTGCCTTCGGGGATCACAAAACACAAACTCGCTTAATAGGAGCTACAATAATGACTAACCTTACGAGGTACAATGCTGCCAACATGAATCAACTGTTGGAACGTATTACCAAAAACAGCATTGGTATGGATGAGTATTTCGATAGACTGTTTGCACTTCACGAAACGACAAGTAACTATCCTCCATACAACTTAGTTCATCTCACTGATGTACAATCTCGGCTTGAGATTGCACTTGCTGGTTTTAAGAAAAAAGAAATCAATGTCTATACCCAAGACGGTAAATTGTTTGTTGAGGGTCAGAAAGAAGATAAAGAAACGGAAACTAACTACATCCACAAGGGTGTGGCTCAACGGTCATTTACACGAGCCTGGACACTCGCTGATGACACGGAAGTTAGATCAGTTGATTTTGAGGATGGGCTTCTGACAGTTCTTATGGGTAGAATTGTTCCAGAGCATCATCAACGTAAAGACTATCTATAAATAAGTAGTCGTCGCCGTAGACGGGGAGGTAACTGGCACAATCCAGTTGACGCCTCCCCTTTTTATTGATAGAATGTATCGAGGATAAAATTAATTATGTCTGTTAAAGTTGCATTGCTAAAATCGGGCGAGTCTGTTATTGCAGATCTTAAAGAACTGGTGTTAGAGGATAAGGTGTGTGGATATCTGTTTAAGAATCCTTATATTGTAACTTACTCTCCCAAGCAAATGTTTTTGTCGGAAGAAGTTTCTAGTGATAGTGAAGTAAACGTTCACTTCAATCCTTGGATTCCTTTTACATCTGATAAGGAGGTTCCAGTCAGTCACGATTGGTTGGTTTCAATTGTTAACCCCCTAAATGATATTACAGCACTATATGAGGAGATGTTAAATGGACAAGATGGTGAAGTGTCTTCTACTGAAGAATAATCAAGTAGTTGTTTCTGAAATTACAGAGGTTGGTTCTGAACTTGGTGAACCTGATTGTAAACTAACCAATCCATTCCTATTAGATACTGTAAAGAAACAGTTGGGAGTATGGTTAGATTTTACTGAGCAGAATGAACTTATGATTCATTCTGATTCTATTATGACTATTGCAGATCCTAATAAGGATATACTTGCAAAATATCTTGAGATGATTGCCTAATGCGATTTTATACAAACGTCCAAATGGTTGGAAATCACTTTTTGGTACGTGGTTATGAGAACGGTAAACATTTCATGACTCGTGAAACGTTTAATCCAACTCTTTTTGTTCCATCAAATAAAAAAACAAAATATCAAACTCTCAGTGGAGAACATGTCGAACCAATTAAACCTGGTTCAGTTCGTGATTGTCGTGAGTTCATCAAAAAGTATGATGGTGTAGAAAACTTCAAAGTTCATGGCAACACTGGATACATCTATCAGTACATCTCTGAGATGTATAAGGAAGAGGAAATCAAGTTTGATACAACTAAAGTAAAGATTACCACACTTGATATTGAGGTTGCTTCTGAAAACGGATTCCCTGATGTGGAATCTGCCGCTGAGGAAGTTCTACTAATTACTATCCAGGATTATGCAACAAAGCAGATTCGTACCTGGGGACGTGGACCTTTCAAGAACAAGCAAGAGAATGTTATCTACAAAGGTTTCAGAACTGAGTATGAACTTCTGAGCAGTTTCATAGACTGGTGGATGATTGAGGAAAATACTCCCGAAGTTATCACTGGTTGGAATAGTGAACTGTATGATATTCCTTATCTTGTTCGTAGGATTGAAAGAATCCTTGGTGAGAAGTTGATGAAGCGTCTTTCTCCCTGGGGACTTGTGACTGAGAAAGAAACTTACATTGTTGGACGTAAACATATTTCCTACGATGTTGGTGGTGTCAGCCAGTTAGACTATCTCAATCTCTATAAGAAGTTCACATACAAAGCACAAGAATCCTATCGCCTGGATTATATTGCTAGTGTAGAACTTGGGCAGAAGAAACTCGATCACTCTGAGTACGATACATTCAAGGACTTTTATACAAAGGGTTGGCAGAAGTTTGTAGAATACAACATCATTGACGTGGAACTTGTCGACCGTATGGAAGACAAGATGAAACTGATTGAACTTGCGATTACCATGGCATATGACGCTAAGGTAAACTATACTGATGTGTTCTCACAAGTCCGCATGTGGGATACTATCATTTATAACTATTTGAAGAAAAGGAATATTGTTATTCCTCCTAAAGAACGTTCTGATAAAGACTCTAAGTATGCGGGGGCGTATGTCAAGGAACCGATTCCTGGAAAGTATGATTGGGTTGTGTCTTTTGACCTCAACAGTCTGTATCCTCACCTTATCATGCAGTATAATATCTCACCAGAAACGCTCAGGGATACCAGGCACCCATCAGCAACAGTTGATAAGATACTTAATGAGGAACTGACATTTGAGATGTATAAAGACAATGCGGTATGTGCTAATGGTGCCATGTATCGTAAAGATGTCCGTGGATTTCTGCCAGAATTGATGGAGAAGATTTATAAGGATAGAACAGTCTTTAAGAAAAAAATGCTTTCTGCTAAGCAGCAGTTAGTTGATATTGAAGAGGAAATGAAGCGAAGAGGCATTTTGTAATGGGTTATCTTATTGGTGGTAATAAAGAAGAACACCAGGAAGAAGTTGTTGTCTCTGGCAATAGTAAGTATGCGAAACTCTCTGACAATGAATTGTGGAGGATGCGAACTAATGCTGAGAAAGAAATTTCTAGATGTAATAACATCCAGATGGCGCGTAAGATTCAACTTAACAGTGCTTACGGTGCTATTGGCAATCAGTATTTCAGGTATTACAAGCTTGCCAACGCGGAAGCGATTACGTTATCTGGTCAGGTATCAATCCGCTGGATTGAGAATAAAATGAACGGATATCTAAATAATCTTTTAAAAACAGAAGGCGAAGATTATGTCATCGCATCTGACACTGATTCGATTTATCTTAATCTCGGACCTCTTGTTACTAAATTTTTTAGTGCTAAGTCTGGCGACAAAACAGCAGTTGTGGGGATACTTGACAAGATCTGCCAAGAGAAACTGGAACCTTTTATTGAACGTTCATATCAAGAACTTGCGGATTATGTATCGGCGTATGATCAGAAAATGCAAATGAAGCGTGAGAATATTGCTGAACGTGGTATCTGGACCGCGAAGAAGCGATATATTCTCAACGTATGGGATAGTGAAGGAGTTCGGTATGACGATCCTAAACTAAAGATGATGGGAATTGAAGCAGTTAAATCTTCTACACCTGCTCCCTGTCGTCAGATGATTAAGGATGGACTCAAGTTGATGATGAATGGAACTGAGGAAGAAGTTATTGAGTTCATTGATGATTGTAGAACCAAATTCAAATCACTTTCTCCAGAGGAAATTGCTTTCCCCAGATCAGTTTCAGATGTGGTAAAATACCGTTCCCACTCAGACATCTATGTAAAGGGAACTCCCATTCATTGTCGTGGAGCACTTCTCTTTAATCACTATATTAAGGAGAAAAAACTTGATAACAAGTATTCACTTATTAATAATGGTGAAAAAATTAAGTTCATTTATCTGAAGAAACCAAACATTATTCAGGAGAATGTAATCTCCTTCATTCAGGATTTTCCTACGGAACTTGGACTTGACAAGTACATTGATTATGAATTACAATTTGAGAAAAGTTTTGTAGAACCTCTCAAATCCATTCTCGATTCGATTGGATGGAATGTTGAAAAAACAGTAAACCTTGAACTATTTTTTGGATAATGGATTTCCTCAAAGATATTGTAAAAGAGATTGGTGATGACTTTACCAAACTCGCTTCAGATATAGATGAAAATGAAAGTTTTGTTGACACGGGTTCGTACATTCTTAATGGACTGTGTTCAGGTAGTTTATTTGGTGGTGTATCTGGGAATAAGATTACTGCTATTGCTGGAGAGTCTTCTACTGGAAAGACTTTCTTCAGCCTCGCCGTTGTTAAGAATTTTCTCGATACCAATCCCGATGGCTATTGTCTCTATTTTGATACTGAGGCAGCTATCACTAAGTCCCTACTTGAGTCTAGGGCTATTGACACCTCTCGTTTGGTAGTAGTCAATGTTGTTACCGTTGAGGAGTTCCGTAGCAAGGCACTCAAGGCAGTAGACATTTACTTAAAAAAACCTGAAGACGAACGCAAACCCTGCATGTTTGTGTTAGACTCTCTGGGTATGCTTTCCACAGAGAAGGAGATTACTGACGCACTCAACGACAAACAAGTTCGTGATATGACAAAATCACAACTGATTAAAGGTGCGTTCAGGATGTTGACACTTAAACTGGGGCAGGCTAACATTCCTATGATTGTTACCAACCACACCTACGATGTCATTGGCGCTTATGTTCCTACAAAAGAGATGGGAGGCGGTTCTGGTCTTAAGTATGCTGCTTCTACTATCATCCATCTCAGCAAGAAAAAAGAAAAAGACGGAACAGATGTTGTCGGAAACCTTATCAAGGCAAAGACTGCTAAGTCGCGTTTAAGCAAGGAGAACCAAGATGTTACGGTGCGTTTGTATTACGATGAGCGTGGTCTTGATCGTTATTACGGTCTTCTTGAACTCGGTGAGATTGGCGGACTTTGGAAAAATGTCGCAGGTCGATATGAAATCAACGGAAAGAAGGTCTATGCCAAAGCAATACTTAAAGATCCCGAGCAGTACTTCACTCCTGACATTATGGAGAAACTAGATCAAATTGCAAATACTGAATTCTCTTATGGAACGAATTGAAACAACAATTCTTAGAAACCTAGTATATAATGAAGAATACTCTCGCAAAGTAATACCATTTATTCAACCTGACTATTTTGAACAGAGAACTGAAAGAGTAATCTTTGAAGAGATTACTCAGTTCATTGTTGATTATGGTTCTGCTATCACAACGGAAGCACTAAATATTGAGGTTGAGAACAGAACTGATTTAAACGAGAGTGAAATCAAAGAGACGAGAGATATCTGTCATTCTTTTGATGACTCTCAAGTAGATTATCAGTGGTTACTAGACTCCACTGAAAAGTGGTGTCGTGATCGTGCGATTTATCTTGCACTGATGGAATCTATCGGTATTGCCGATGGTGGTAGTAAAGATAAAAGTCGGGATGCTATTCCTAGTATTCTTTCTGAGGCGCTAGCAGTTTCTTTTGATAATAATATTGGACATGATTACTTACAAAACTACGAGGAAAGATATGACTTCTATCACACCAAGGAAGATAAAATCCCATTTGATCTTGAATACCTTAACAAAATTACCAAAGGTGGTTTACCTAACAAGACTCTTAACATCGCGCTTGCTGGTACAGGCGTCGGCAAGTCTTTATTCATGTGCCACATGGCTAGCTCCGTGCTGCTCCAGGGACGGAACGTTCTATACATTACAATGGAAATGGCAGAAGAAAAAATTGCTGAACGAATTGACGCAAACCTCCTGAATGTTCCTATTCAGGATTTGACTGAACTGCCTAAGTCAACCTTTGAAAACAAGATTAATAAGTTGGCGGCAAAAACTCAAGGAACTCTTATAATTAAAGAATATCCTACAGCATCTGCCCACAGTGGACACTTTAAGGCACTTCTTAATGAGCTTGCACTTAAGAAGTCATTCCACCCTGATATTATTTTCATTGATTACCTTAATATATGCGCTTCCTCCCGCTATAAGCAAGGTGGTTCTATCAACTCATATAGCTATATTAAGTCTATTGCAGAAGAGCTTAGAGGGTTGGCTGTTGAAGCAAATGTCCCTATCGTTTCTGCCACGCAGACCACTCGTTCTGGTTATGGTAGCAGTGATATTGATCTTACTGATACTAGTGAATCCTTTGGTTTGCCTGCTACTGCTGATCTTATGCTTGCCCTTATTTCTACAGATGAGCTTGAGGAGTTGGGACAAATTATGGTGAAGCAGTTGAAGAATAGATATAACGATCTTGCCGTAAACAAGAGATTTGTAGTTGGCATCGATCGCTCTAAGATGCGTCTGTATGATTGTGAACAGTCTGCACAGAATGATATTCTTGACAGTGGGCAGGATGAAGAGTATAATAATGAGGAACACAAACCAAAAAAATCATTTGAGGGGTTTAAGTTTTGAGTGAAGGATACGTAGATAGAGTAAGTTACACAGTTCTCAATAAGACTACTGGTAAAAAAATCTGCGAGTGTGGATGGGAAACAGATGCCATTATGATGGTAAACATGGATCCTCAAAACAGAACTCATGTTCGTAACGATCATCATCTTTATGGACAGACTGTTGATATTACTCCACCCCCTGCACTTCCCACAAATGAAATCGTCGTAAACATGGACGGTGGAGTTGGTGGTTCATGGGAAGAAAAACAACTTGAACCAGAAGTTCTTGAGATTGGTGGACAAAAACTACCATTGCAACAAAAACTTCCACAATCTAATGCACAACCAATTGATTTAAAATGACTAAACATATTGACTTTAAGCGTTATGAAAGGTTTGTAGATGCTGTCACTAGCGAACCATCTACTGACTTTCTTGCACTCTCCGATCGTCTGGTTGAACTGGATGAAAAGGGTGCGAACATCGAACGTCTTCTGACTGCTGGTGTTGGTATCAATGCTGAGGGTGGTGAGTTTTTGGAGATTATCAAGAAGATGATTTTCCAAGGAAAACCTTTCAGCAAGGAAAATCATGAGCACATGGTTATTGAACTTGGCGATTTGCTATGGTATGTCGCTCAGGCATGTATGGCACTTGATGTTTCTTTTGAGGACGTAATTGCTCGTAACGTCAAGAAACTGGAATCACGTTATCCTGAAGGAACCTTTGATGTTTATTTCTCCGAGAATCGTGCGGAGGGTGATTTGTGAAAGATTTTAAAATCCCATTCGCAATCGTATCCTTCCTGTTAGTTCAGGGAGCAGGTGCAGTATGGTGGTCTTCACAAATAGATGGACGAGTCAAAACTCTAGAGGAGCAGAGTCTAAATATTGCCAAAGAAAATCGTAGGTACATTGAGCAAGTGATTCAACCTTCCTACGGTATCAATAAAAATTGGAAAAACCAATACCATGATGAGTGGGTTTTGAAAGGAGGATGGAAATGAACATTGAAATGAACTTAATGCAAGCAGTGGCAGTTCGTTCAGCACTGTTTGAAACTACAAAGCATTTCACATATGATGAGAAATGCACTCCCCCACGAGTCAATAATATTCGTGAGATTATTGTTGAACTTGACAAACAGATTGAATCAGAGTTAGAATCTGAATAACCCTTCGGGGTTTTCTGGGGAATTAGCTCAGTTGGTAGTAGCGTTTGCTTTGCAAGCAAAATGTCAGGAGTTCGAGTCTCCTATTCTCCATTCTAAATAAAAATAAAAGTCTGATGGCAAATAAAAAAATTAGTGCCAACAAAGGGGATGTTGCTGAGGCATTTGTTGGAGCTGCGGTCGCTGCCAGATATGCCAAAAGAATAAAGGGACAAACATCTAGAACTTTGGATGCTGTTAATAGAAAAGATATTGATGATTTGTTGGATGACGTATTGACTACTGGTTCTATAACAAGAACAGTAAAAGATTTGAGAGTGATAACGAAACAAGTTGAGGATAATATAACATTTAAATTGGCTCTTCCTCAAAATGCCATGGATTTTTTGAGAGTAAAAAGTAATAGAGATGATGTTTCTGATTTCATTACTAGTGCAATTAGATATGTAAATCAGGATAGAAGACTGGCGCTTCAATCTCAATTTTTTGCTCAAAATGGGAAAGTTGATAACATTGTTGTAGATTCGGCAGGAACTGCAGATCAAAAAGGAACTAAGGTTGATATTAAGATTACAGTTAATGGAAAACAAACTAGAAATCAAATATCTTTAAAAGTTACTGGTGGGGAGCAGTTTGCTCAGGTTGTTGGATTTGGTGTTGATAAATTTGATAAACTCTTCAAAGATTTGCTGGGACTTAATGTTAGTCAAGTTGCTAAAAATAAATGTAATGGAATGATTAATGAGTTTAATGCCACTCAAGCATTCTCTATAAAATTTCCAGGAAGAAAAGATGTGACTGAAAGTGATGAGGCTGATCTTTTAAAACAGTGTGCGACAGTATATTATAAAGCTGCTGCAAAAGCAATCAATAGAATAAAAGGACAACCAGAATTCGCTGAAAACTTGTATGAAGCAATTAAGTTTGGAGCCACTAGAAACGAAGATGGAGTTATACTCTTAAAACTTAAAGGTGGAGGAAGTTTTGCTGTTCAAACGTTTGATGCTTCATTTAAAAATTCACTGGCAAGACAAAAGTTTATGGTTGAGACATCGGTAGATGATAATCCAACCATTAAACTTTTCTTAGTTGATAGATCTAATGGGGAAAAGGGAAAACTCTTACTACAATTTAGAGCAAGAATTGATTCTGCGTCGAGTGGTAGTGGGACAAACAAGACATATAAGATTATGCTTAGACAATTAATGGAAGCTGGAGACGGATTTTTTCAAGTATGAACCCACAAATTGATGAATTGATACAGTCCTTTGAAACAAGCACAAAAATAACCAGAGGCAGGTATAATGAGTTTCTTGCTCATGTCTATCATGTCTTTGATAAACAGATTACTATGTGTAGGACAGATCGAATGATGAATAAATATAAGAAAATGAGGGTAGAAGTCCTCAAGTATATTGTTGCAAACGAAAAATCTATAATTAAAAAACTGAGTAAGTAATGAAGAATTTCTTCCAATTTTTATCTGAGACTACTGCAACTCAGCAGGCGGCACGCCTTGGGTTGGAGGGAGACGGACATGGTGGATGGTTCGATCGTAAGACTGGTGAGTTCGTCGCTAAGACAGAAAAGGGAAGACTGAAGTTCTATAACAAGCGCCAAAGAGTAGGTAAGCAAGATCCTCCACAGACTGATAAGGAGAAGAATCTTTCTGCACCATCATCGGCACCAGCACCACAACAAGAACCTGCTCCACAACAGCAAGCACCAGTACAACAACAGAAATCAGCAGCAGAGAAACCACCAATGGTTCCTCCTGAAGTTGAAAAAACTAAAGGAACACTGACAATTGGATTTGGTAGATTCAATCCTCCACATATCGGACATCAGAAGTTGATGGATATGGCAGCTTCTGGTTCTGAAGATGGTGACTATATTATTGTTCCGTCCAGAACTCAGGATAAGAAAAAGAATCCTCTGGATGCTGATACTAAAACATCTTTCCTAAGAAAGATGTTCCCGCAACACAGTGAAAAGATTATAAATGATGCTCAGAACAGAACCATTTTTGATGTGCTGAAGAAAGCACACATGGATGGATATACGAATGTAAAAATCTATGGTGGTGCTGATAGGGTTCCAGATTTTCAAAAACTCACCACTGATTATAATGGAAAACTCTATCAGTTCGATAATATAGAAGTTGTTGAGGCTGGAAAGAGAGACACAAAATCTAAGACTAAAGTAGAAAGAGCAGAAGCATCATCTCAACGACGCTTTGCCGCAGAGGGAGATTTTGAAAGTTTTAGATCTTTCCTTCCTAAAGATTTGTCTGATAAAGATGCCAAGGAACTTTATAATCAAGTTCGTGCGGCAATGAATATCAAGGAAGGTTGGAACCTTTGGGAGATTGCTCCAAAACTTGACTTCATTGGACTTCGTGAAAACTATGTCAATGGCAACATCTTCAACGTTGGACAACTGGTAGAAAACTTGAATACTGGATTGATCGGTAAGATTATTCGCAGAGGAACCAACTATCTTATTTGTGTCACGGAAGATAAGATTATGTTCAAGTCTTGGATTAAAGATGTGAATGAAGAAGTCACCAATAGCAATGCTCCATCGGGTGTTCCACCAGAGCAAAGACTTGTTGGAACCGATGCTCATAGGAAGTATGTTGAGAAATTAGTTCCAGGTTCAGAATGGGGTAAGCAATTTATAAATAAATATAAGAAAAAGTAAGAATTATCAGATCTTCCGATGAGCGATAAAGTATTTGAGGAGGCACCCCAACCTCAACAAGGCGGTGCCGCTGCTACAGATAAGGTAAGAAAAGCTGCTAGACAACTTGCTTATGACACACGTTATAAGGTAAAGCAGAAGTTTAAGGATGGGCAGAAAGCTGATCCTGCTTCTCTGAAGCGTGCGTATATGCAACAGTTAGGCTCATCATCTGCACCTGGACCTGTCAAGGCACTTGCCAAGAAGATGCTCATTGGTGAAGAGTATGATGTGTTTGACATTGAAGAGAATATCAAGTCTTCAACTTCTGATGTTTTTGCTAAAGTATTTGTAGAAGGTGGCGGACAAAAAGTAGAGGAAATAGAAGAGGCTGCTGATACTAAGTATACGATTAGAGTTACTGATAAGAAAACAAAGAGAACTTATTATAGAAAGGCAGATCGCGCTAAGATTTCGGAATTAAGAGGCAATCCAAATATTTCTTCTGTTGAAATAACTGGAAGAAAAGAATCTGACACCTACGATAAGACTGGTAGCAAGGGCAAGAAAGCTTCTAAGGATTATGATGGTGACGGTAAAGTTGAGAGTGGTTCTAAGGAACATGCTGGTGTAGTTCATAATGCGATTCAGAAAAAGAAAGGTGGAACTCCCGATGGACAGGATACTCGTAATGAAGAGTTCATTGGTGAAGTAAACACTGAAAATGATAATCCTGATGCTAATGAAAAGAGAATTGATATAATGAAGGGCAAGAATACTGTCAAGGTTAATCCTTCCCTTGGAGAATCAATTAAGGCAGAACTTGCTGCTTTATCGGCACAAAGACTTGAGGAGCAAGAGGCAGCAAAAGCAGCAGCAGGTCCTACACCAGAAGAAAAAAGACAACTTGCCAATAAGGACAAGATGCTCAAAAGAAAAATTATGATGCAGAAGCAGGCACTGCAGATGCAAAAGCAAGGTAAACTTCCTTTGAATTACAATGAAGCATGTGAAAAGTGTGATGGAGATCATGACACTAAAGATCATGACAAAGTTGTAGATTCAAGAGAAGTTCCCACGAAAATGAATCTGGCAAGAAATAAGTTGAGGGCAATGGGACTTAAGATGTCTTATGATATGGAAGGTGAGATGACTGAAGCAACCTATCCTTCAGACTTTATCAATCCTGATGGTTCTAAGAGAGCTGTTGCCAAGAAAAAGACTGGTAGACCCATTCAACACGATCAACCTACAAGTGGTGGTCGCAGAAAGACTGTAGATGAAGAAGCATCAGATACTGCAAGAGACGAACGTCAAATGCGTGGTGGTATGGATGCCAATAAGCGCTCTGCTGGTAGAAAACTAAGCAATGCTGAACTTGGTATCAAACCTGGAAAGACTGCTGTTCAGAAACAAATGCAGGGTAAATCTGCAGTTGATATCGTAAAGAGTCAGGTGCGTGCAAAGTACGGTAAAGATTCTGTAAAGTGAAGGAGGAGGAGGAATGCCAGCAGTCTCCAAAGCGCAACAAAGATTCTTCGGGATGGTTAGAGCGGCTCAAAAAGGGGAAATGGATTCCCCGTCGCCTGAGGTTTCCCAAGCTGCTTCCTCCATGTCCAAATCCGACGTAAAGAAATTTGCGTCAACTAAGCATAAAAATCTTCCAGATAAGAAGAAATCATTAAAAGAATTCTTAGAGTCTATATAATGTAAGTACGCGATAATGTCATGCTTGCATTTTTACTTCCATTAGCGTCTAAAATTATTAGAGATGCAGTCGAAAGGATTCCAGAAAACGAAGAACTCGGTGAAAAGATGGTTGAGATCTGTCTTGTTATCTTGGGTAAGGCGGTTAAGCTAACCAAGACTGACATGGACGATCAACTTCTCGAAGTTGTCACTAAGGCGATTCGTAATAGAGAAGAATCTGAATAATTATAAATATCATTATAAAGAATTATAGGGTAAGGGAACATGGCTCTTTGGGGCAATAACGATTCGGTGTATTCTGACGGGACAATTACCGTCAATCTTACTACGAAAAAGGTTGAGAGAGTAGGAACTAGTGCAACCTTTAACACTGCTGGTATTTCGACTGGCAATATAATTTCGGTTGGTGCTGGCGTAACTTTTGGATACGCTGCCATCGCTTCAGTGGATTCTGCTGGTGCTATGTCGATTGCATCGACAGAAGGATTCCAGGGGATTGCAACAGTAACCGCCACAACATATAATATTTCGCAAGAACCAATTTATGTTGTTCTCGGTGACTCACACTATAAGGCACCAGAAGCCAAGACAACTGGATTCTCAACCAGTAATCTCTTCACTGGTGTATTCGGTGTAGATAATACTGAAGCTGGCATTGCAACCGCTACCAAGTATGCAGTAGCACACTCTGGTTGGGTTGGTGTTACAACATATGTTGATGCCCACGGAAACTTCCGAGTTAAGTCTGAAACCTTTGTTGCTTCTAGCAGCATTACTGGTGATGCGGGTGACGACCATAGATACCCTGATAGCTGATAATATGGTATGAGATTTGACGAATTGAATGAGAGCAACTATCTGCTCTTCGCTATAAAATTCTACGATAATCCCCAAGCGGTTACCAAAGATGATTTTGAAGATGACTTAAAACGAATTAAGTACATCAAGAGATTATTGAAACGGTATAAGAATACTGGGGAACTTAAGACACACCTCATACTTAATCATTTAACAGTATTGTTCAACGTCTTTAATGACGCTGCTGTTCCCTTACTTTTTTATAATCTTGAGCGTGATCTTTGGTGTTACATTAAAAGTTTTCTGATATTTTTGAAACGACTTCCCGAATATCCAAAAACTGAAATCACAGAATTGGAAGAGGATACCTACTGCCTACAACAGTTGTATAAAATCTGATGGACGATAAGCGTTTAGAAAATATAAAGAGAATGATTCGCTCTCTAAGTCTTAAAGAGGAGATTGCGAACTCGGTAGGTGGCGGCGGTGTTGCAGGAATCACTGGAGATCCTCCTGTTAATTTAAAGAAGAAGAAAAAGAAAGATTTACCAACAATAATCGGTAGAGGAAAATTTCCTGGTGCTAGAAAGCGTTGGAGTGGCAAGGGATAATGTTTAACGATAGTTCCAAAGTAGCAGTGTTGGAATCAAAACTTGATATGTATGAAGAGCTTTCTAAGGAAATGCTCTCCAAGTTAGAGAATGCCGTAGAAAAGATATCCGAAGGTAATAATCGTATTGCTCAGATTCTCACCAAGCACGATGAGAGAATTGAGCAGAGTATGAAGACTGATGCTCTCATCATAAAGATGATTGATGAGTTAAAGGCAGAAAGTGAAAATGATCATAAGATTATTCATGAACGAATTGATAAAATACAACTAGAAATAAAATCTCTTTCAAAATTTAGATGGCAAGTTGGTGGAGTGCTAGTGGTAACAGCACTCATCATTGGTGCAGGTAGCAGAATTGCACCCATCTTCTTGACACCACCAGACATACAGACTACAATAGAGAGAACCAAGTAGTGTTCTTTCACGATGGATCTGGTTGATTCCAAGTACGTTGGATTAATTTCTTCACGCCTGCAAAAATTTAAGAGGGTTAAGTCGGATCTCTACAACTTCCGCTGCCCTATCTGTGGGGACTCACAAAAGCAAAAGAACAAGGCGCGAGGGTATATCTATGTTGTGAAGAACAACACTAACTACAAGTGCCATAATTGTGGTGCCAGTATGTCTTTGAATAATTTTTTGAAGACATTAGACACCACGCTTCACAAACAGTATACGCTTGAGAAATTTAAGGAAGGACACACTGGTAGAAACTTTGTTGTTGATACACCAAAGTTAGAATTCAAGAAACCAACATTTAAAAAAAGTTTGGGACTGCCTAAGGCGTCCACAAATCCAGTTGCTAAAGAATACTTAGAGAAACGTAAACTAAATCCAGAAAAGTTTTATTTTACTGACAAGTTTAAACAGTGGACAAACACACAAAAACAAACGTTTGACTCCACATATAGGGATGAACCTCGTATTATCATACCAATGTATGATGGGGACAATAATCTCATCGGTTTTCAGGGTAGAAGTCTAACTCCTAACTCTGTTAAATATATCACTGTGATGTTGAGAGATGATTCTCCGAAACTATACGGGCTTGAAAAAGTCGATGAAGAAAAATCAATCTACATTGTCGAAGGACCGTTTGACTCCACGTTCGTGGAAAACGCTGTTGCTATGTGCGGGTCCGATGTTGATGTTGGGGCGCTTGGCTGGCGCGATTATATTTGGGTTCTTGATAATGAACCACGCAACCGAGAAATCGTCAACCGAATTGCCAAACTTATCGATAGAGGAGAAAAGGTAGTTATCTGGGCAAACAGTCTTTTGGAGAAAGATATCAATGATATGGTTCTCTCTGGACATGATGTACAGACTATGTTAAAATCAAATACATACTCAGGTTTAGAAGCAAAAATTAAGTTTAACAACTGGAAAAAGATATGAGCAATGGGACAAAGGTAGTCAAGAGAAATGGTAATACTGAATCTCTTGATTTGAATAAACTCCATGTGATGGTGGAGGAAGCATGTAAAGATCTTGCTGGTGTGTCTGCTTCTCAAGTTGAAATGCAATCTGGTATTCAATTTTATGATGGTATTACCACAGCAGAAATTCAGGAGATTTTGATTCGTTCTGCTTCTGACTTAATTGACTTGGAGCACCCTAATTATCAGTTTGTTGCTGCAAGACTTTTATTGTTCGCAGTGCGTAAACAAATCTATGGACGTATGCACGAGGTGCCTAGTCTGAAGAAGCATGTTGAAAATTGTGTTAATCGTGGAGTGTATGATGCAGAGATTTTAAATCTCTATAGTGAGGAAGAGTTTGATAAACTTCAGTCATATATCGATCATGGACGTGACTATTTGTTCACGTATGCGGGTTTGCGTCAGGTAGTTGATAAGTACCTGGTTCAGGATCGTAGTAGTGGTGGACTTTATGAGACGCCACAGTTCATGTATTTGATGATTGCCGCCACTATTTTCTCTAAATATTCAAGGGAAACTAGGCTCGATTATGTCAAGCGATACTACGACGCAATCAGCAAGCACAAAATCAACATCCCCACACCTATCATGGCAGGAGTGCGAACTCCACTTAGACAATATGCTAGCTGTGTTCTTATTGATTCTGATGACACCCTCGATAGCATCTTTAGTTCTGATATGGCTATCGGCAGATATGTTGCACAAAGGGCGGGCATCGGTATCAACGCAGGCAGAATCCGTGGCATCAACGCTAAAATCAGAGGCGGAGAGGTTCAACACACAGGTGTTGTACCATTCCTTAAAAAGTTTGAATCGACTGTCAGGTGCTGTACACAAAATGGAATACGAGGTGGCTCAGCGACTGTCCACTTCCCAATCTGGCACCAAGAAATAGAAGATATCATTGTTCTCAAGAACAACAAGGGTACAGAAGATAATCGCGTAAGGAAACTTGATTACTCCATCCAGATTTCAAAACTTTTCTATGAACGTTTCATCCAGAATGGAGAGATTAGCCTGTTCTCACCGCATGATGTTCCGGGACTCTATGATGCTTTTGGTACTGATTCATTTGATGATCTCTATGTGGGCTATGAACGAGATGACTCTATTCCGAGAAAAACTATCGGGGCTCAGAAACTTATTCTTGATATTCTGAAGGAGCGTGCAGAGACTGGACGCCTCTATATCATGAATATCGATCACTGCAATTCTCACTCATCCTTCTTGGATAAAGTTGAGATGAGCAACTTGTGCCAAGAGATTACTCTGCCAACAAAACCACTACAACACATCGATGACACTGATGGTGAAATCGCTCTGTGCATTCTTTCTGCTGTAAATGTTGGTAAAATTTTCAGGATTGAAGATCTTGAATCTCTTTGTGACTTGTCGGTTCGTGCTCTAGACGAACTCATTGACTTCCAAGGTTATCCAATCAAGGCGGCAGAAATCGCCACCAAGGCACGTCGTTCCCTTGGTATTGGATTCATCGGACTGGCACACTATCTTGCCAAGAACGGGCATTCTTATGACTCTCCTGATGCTTGGAGTGCGGTACATGAACTGACTGAGGCGTTCCAATATTATCTTATTCAGTCAACTGTAAACCTTGCTAAGGAAAAAGGTGCGTGCGAATACAGTAATCGCACAAAGTATGCTCAGGGAATTCTTCCAATTGATACATACAAGAAGGACGTTGATGAAATTGTCCCGAATGTGTTAAAATATGATTGGGATAGTCTTAGGGAGTCTGTCAAAAAATACGGAGTTAGGAACTCAACACTGTCCGCACAGATGCCATCAGAGAGCAGTTCCGTTGTGTCAAACGCAACAAATGGAATCGAACCACCTAGAGGATACTTGTCCTCTAAGAAGTCGAAGAAGGGAGTCCTTAAGCAGATTGTTCCACAATATGCAACTCTTAAGAACAATTATACTCTTCTTTGGGAGATGGAGTCTAATCGTGGTTATATTAATATTGTTGCTGTGATGCAAAAGTTCTTCGATCAGGCAATTAGTGGTAACTGGTCTTACAATCCAACTCATTATCCTAACAATGAGATTCCCATTTCGGTTTGGGCACAAGACCTTTTAACTACATATAAGTACGGTTGGAAGACTTCTTATTATCAGAATACGTATGATATGAAGGATGACGAGGTTGAGGAAACCACTCAATCACTTGAAAGTTTAGTTTCGGAACTAGAAAATTCAGAGGAGGAAGATTGTGAGTCTTGTAAGATTTAAGACAAATAGCGATAGTAAACCCATGGTAGAGTCCATGACAGTGTTCAACTCAGAAGAAGTTGACACTAAAAAACAACCAATGTTCTTTGGCAAACCATTAGGAATTCAGAGGTATGATTCTTACAAGTATCCAGTCTTCGACAAGTTAACCACACAACAACTTGGTTACTTCTGGCGTCCAGAAGAAGTTTCACTGCAGAAAGATCGTAGCGATTATCATACGTTGCGTCCAGAGCAGAAGCATATCTTTACCAGTAATCTGAAGTATCAGATTATGTTGGACTCTGTTCAGGGACGTGGACCTGGTATGGCATTTGCTCCATACTGCTCACTGCCTGAACTGGAAGCCTGCATGAAGGTATGGGAGTTTATGGAGATGATTCATAGTCGCTCATACACCTACATTATCAAGAATGTATATTCAGATCCCTCTGAAGTATTTGATACCATCCTCAAAGAGGATAGGATTATGGAGCGTGCTACGACTGTTACTCAGGCGTATAATGACTTTATCAACTCAGCACATCAGTATGATAATTCCGCTGAGTGGTTGCACGCAGTAGAACAAGTCCCCTATGCCAAAGAAGCACGCTATGAACTCAAGCGCAAACTCTATAGAGCTGTTGCAAACGTCAACATCCTTGAGGGCATTCGCTTTTACGTCTCATTTGCTTGCAGTTTTGCTTTTGGCGAACTCAAACTTATGGAAGGAAGTGCAAAAATCATCTCTCTGATTTCTAGAGATGAGAATCAGCACTTGGTTATCACTCAGAATATTCTGAATAAGTGGAAAGCGGGTGACGATCCTGAAATGCAAAGGATTGTCAAGGAAGAGGAACAATGGACTTACAAGGCGTTTGAGAACGCTGTCAATCAAGAAAAGTATTGGGCAGAATATCTGTTCAAAGATGGTTCTATGATTGGTTTGAACGATAAACTACTGCAGCAGTACGTAGAATGGATTGCCAATCGCAGAATGAAAGCAATCGGATTAAAACCACTCTATGACATACCCGCAAAAAATAACCCACTTCCCTGGACCGAACATTGGATTTCGTCGAAAGGTTTACAAGTTGCTCCCCAAGAGACGGAGGTTGAGTCGTACATCGTTGGAGGCATCAAGCAAGATGTCGAAGAAGACACCTTCGCAGGATTTAGTCTCTGATTCATATCAGGCATACAGGGAGGCAGCCAAAGCTGATTCCTTCCTGTTTGGCGACTACGATGGATACAAAGCATTTGAAGAACTAGAGGGCTCTTAGGAGCCCTCTTTTTTTATAAATATCCATATAGGAAATACAGAGAAAAAATGAAATCTTTATCACAGTCCCAGTATGGAGAACTTAGAGATCTCTATTTGGCAATTTATGAGCAAGTAGAACTCACTGAAGAACTCCTTGATGAAACTTTTGATGAGATTGTCGATGAACTTATTGAAGAGGGATATGGGGAAGAGGAAGCATTAGATTTGGCTGAAGAGGCAACCGACGCCTATCTTGAAGAGGCAAAGGTTACCTTCGGTCATGACACTGCTCCTAGAAAGGCAGATGGTTCTCCTGTAGGATCCAGAAGAAGATATGGCATGAGAAAGGCAGGTGAAGCAGTTAAGGCAGTTAAGGGTGCTGTAGGTAAGGCAAAGACTGCTGTCAAGACAGCAAAGGCAGTTGGAGGCATCGCTAAGGACATTGCTAAGGATGAAGTAAGGAGAGCAGGTAGAAGCGCAAAACAGGCGGTTGCCAGCGCTCCTGGTAAGGCAAAGGCAGCAGTTGAAAGGAAGAAGAAAGAAGTCAAGGGTGGAATCAAAGGATTCATTAAACGCCAAGCACAGAAGGTTGTGAAGCGTATGAGTGAGGAGGTTGTTTCTGAAGCAGACATGACTGGTGCTCCTTCAATTAAGGATGCCAAACCTGCTAAGAAGACTAACGTAAAGTATGATAAACATATGAAGCAACTGGTTCCTAGTGTTAAGGAAGAGTTAGAAGCAACCGGATTGTTCTCCGAGAAGGAGATTGAAGCAATCATGGAAAAAGTAAATCCAAATCCTAATTATTCTGAAACTCATGATGATCAATCCACCGATGATGAAAAGAAGTCTAGGTTCGGACCACCTTCAAGATCGCATCAAAGGGTAGATCCTAAAACTGGTAAGCATCATACACATCATATGACAGGACAAAGGGCTATTGATGCTTATGATGCTAAAAGAAAGAAAGAAAAAGAAGCCCGCTCTATTAAAGGCAGACTTAAGTCTGCTGCAAAAAAACTTCTCCGTAGAGAGGAAGTTGAGGTTGAAGAGGGTTATAAGGAGATTGATGCTAAAAAGCACGGTCGCATGTATGACAGATATAAGAAACTCAGCAAGGCTGCTATGCAAGATGCTCGTGATTCGGGTGAAGCATCTGGAACCAACAGAATGAAGATGGGTAAAATGAGTACTGTTATTGACAAGTCCTCTGAGAACTTAAGAAAGAAGCAAACTAAAGATCAACTCACTGGTAGAGGTTGATACAAAACTCACATAATACACAGGGGGCTTGACAAGTCCCCTTTTTTTGTTTAGACTAGCTTTGTCCGGGTTGAAGGATAAATAATAGCTCATTGAATTCTTTAAGATGAGCCAGGATATAAATAATGAAGTAAGTTATGAGAATCCATGGACGTTTGATAACAAACCTTTTGATAGCGACGATATTGGGGATTACTTCGGGTTTGTTTATCTCATTACCAATCAGTCCAACTCACGACGTTACATTGGTAGAAAGTATTTCTGGTCGTTTAGGAAACCACCGGGTAAAAAAAGAAAATTAAAACAAGAATCGGATTGGAAGCGGTACTACGGTTCTTGCCCAGAATTAAAAGAAGATTTAAAAAGATACGGTAAAGAGACTTTCAATAGAGAAATAATAAGTCTCCATACCACCAAGGGTAATTGTAACTTTGAGGAAACAAAACAACTATTCTTAAATAACGTCTTATCTGAAGCTCTTGACGACGGTTCGCCAGCATACTATAATAGCAATATTCTAGGACGCTATATGCGAAAAGATTATGGAAACTTTGGAAGACACCCTAAAATTGACACATGACTGGGCAATAGATCGTATACATACTCTTTGTGATATCCCCACATATGATGTTTTAGATACCATTGAAGACGCACACGCTTTAAAATCCGAATTTAGTGAGTGGTTAAATCCAGAAATAGATGATCATGAAATCTATTCACTAGAATACCTAGGAGATGCGGATGACTAACGGACCTTCAAGTAATTTCAAAAAACAAATTTTGGAAATATGTAAGAAGATGACTTCTGAAGGAAAGCACATAGAAGCAAACAATCTGTTCCATACATATTTTCCAGAGCACGGATATGGAACTCCTGACAAATTTGACTCAGTTCCAGTTTGATGCTACAATAACATAACTTGTGATGAGACTCAATTGACTAATGTTGAATAAAGCTATTATCGCAACCGTCCTTGCTGCTGGTGCTGCTTGTGCATATCCGAGTGAGATAAAAAGTCCACCTGTAGCGATTGAAGTTGTAAGAAAAACTTGGAAGTGCCCTGGATGTAATGACAACGAAAAGTATGTCTTGGCACAACTTCAAGAACAAACAAAGATTTCTGATAAGAATGCCCTTGCTACTATTATGGGCAATATCAAACAAGAGAGTATGTTCCATCCTGATATCTGTGAAGGAGGTGCTAGAGTCCCTTATGAACAGTGTCATAGTGGAGGATATGGTTTAATTCAATGGACTACTAAAGCAAGATATCTTGGACTGGGAAGTTTTTGTAAGAAGTATGATTGTAATCCCAGTACCATTGAGGGACAGACACGATATATGATTAATGAAAATCAGTTTCAAAAACTTCTACCAGAGTTTGAGGGACGTGGATATGGTGTGCATCAATACATGGTTCCTGCCTATTATTGGTTAGGATGGGGAATCAAGGGTGATAGAGAATATTACTCATATAACTATAGTAAACAACTTGTCTGGGCATGATTAGTAAATTTAAAAAACTTCTCCAATCTGCTGTAAAGGCAGTTCAACCTGAACAAAAGAAAGTAGATGAATTAGAGGCACCCGCAGGTAGTGTAGGTCCAAGTCATTTCAGTCATGGCATCAGTCCTTATGGTAAGATTCCAGAAAAAAATATATACAGAACTGTTCCTGCACCTGTAGTTCAAAAAGAAGATCCTTGGTTTTCAACACCAACGAGAACCGAAAAGCAAATAGATTATATGGAAAAAGAAATGGAAGTGAAACAACAAGAAGAACAACGTCGTATTGAACAGGGTGGTGAACCTGAGGATATTCATGAACGTATGTATCAGATTGCAACCAGAAGTTGGAATACTGTGAAAGAATCGCAAGGTGGTTCTGAAAATTTCCAAGAAGGTGGTTGGAACTCTGGTAATGGTATGGGACAGTTTCGATGAATGAAGACTGGCGCTATAATGAGGAACGCATGGAACTTCGTCGAAAGGTTTATGCAATCCTTTTAAATAAATTTGGTAGTGTAACTGCAGAAAACGGTGAACCACGCTATACTATGGAGAGTATCACTACTTGCTGTCATGATTGGGTTTCTCAAGGGCATGTCAGCACATCTGGAATCGTAAAGTATTATCAAGCTTATTATTCATGAAAAAAATTATTATGGGTATGCTGGCAGCAGCATCACTTTCTGTTCCTGCACTTGCAGATGACTCTAGAATCACCAAGGGTTACAATACAATGGACGCTATGGGGTGTATGTTAGTTCGCGAATGTACCGATGGAGTCGAAGAAGTCACTAGTCTTTTGGACATCTCTAGTAATTATCCTAATGTTGATGAGTTTACTTTTGTTACTAATGAGTTCAACAACATGCTTCGCTCCCTTAACGCAGTCGGAGTTAAAGTGTTTCTAGCACCAGAGAAGTATTTTCCTGTAGGACATCGTGGTGTCTATCATACAGTATCTAATAACTTTTATTTGAACAAAAAGTATATGGATACTCCTTCTGCACTAATGATGGTAATGCGTCATGAGGGTTGGCACGCTGCACAGGACTGTATGGCAGGTTCTATCAAGAACAATATGATTGCCATCATTAAACCTGAAGAAGCTGTTCCGATGTTGTGGCGTGTGATGGCTGAACGCACTTATCCTGCTAATGCTGTGCCATGGGAAGCAGAAGCACAATGGGCAGGTAGAACTGAAGGGATGACATTAGCAGCTCTTGAATCTTGTGCCGCTGGAACTATGTGGACTGATTATGAACCAACTCCTATGACTGGTGAGTGGTTGCGTGAAAATGGGTACATTAAATGAATTTTTTGATTGCTGCACTGGCACCAGTGTTTATCACTAGTCCTATCACGAAAAAACCTGTTCAGGTTCCCACTTCTGTGGTTCAAAAATGTCAGAATATCATGGAGTTTAGTGTCTATAAAGAAAACAAAACTCCCATCGAAGAATTAAGAACTCTTGACTGTTATTATATGAATATGGGACATTATAGTCTTCCATATGATTTGTATTTTCCCGAAGATAGATATCCAAGACGCTAAATAAAGCTGCCATGCTTTCTGCAAATGTCCGAGGAAGTCAAGAAAGATGAACCCAAAAAGAAGGGTCCGTTGGGAAAACTCAAGGAAAAAGTTGAGGACTCTGAAGAGCAACTGGCTATTCTTAGTACCTTTGTCCGCCTTGGTATTCTTGTGTGGTCTGGGGGTATACTTACGCTGGCATACATCAAACTCCCACCAGCACTCGGTATCCCAGAACAGAAACTTGATCCCACATTCATCGCCAGTGTCTTCACTGGGGTTTTAGCTACCTTCGGGGTTCAGACTGCGAAAGGCAAGAATGGTGGTGCTGCTGGTGGTGGAGGAGGAATCTCCAAGGCAGACATGGAGAAACTGATTGAGAAGGCATCGGCAACTGCTCCTGCTCAAACGATTCGTATCGAACAGGCACCTATTACTATTGGAAGAGGTAGTGATGAACCACCAGTCAAACCAACCATTTAAGTGGGTAGTTCTGAGTGTGGGTACACTGTTTGGTGTTGCCCACATTGGTATATTAGGACATCTGATAAACAGGAATGACCTTCCCATTATAAACTTGCCTGTAGGAGACTACACTTCTTATAGTGTAGAGGCAGGTAAAGATGGATATAGAATACAATATAATGCCAATGATCCAAAGGTGCTTGGTGTGCGTAAGCATGTCGATAAGAACAATGGTTTCTTTGGAATCGGTGGCAATTCAGTAATTATAAGAGAAGAAGAGTATACTATGGATGGTGCCCGCCACATGGGTGGAGGTGCTGCGGGAAAGTTAAGTGCTCAAAACCTAGAATGTATCAA